TGCGCAAGATATGCTCGGGGAGTCCTTTTCTCGGAAGCGTTGGCAGCAACTTGCGGGAATAGAGGCTATCTAAATATAGCATGAACGATATTACAAAAAACGACTTCAGGAGTTAGCGGGACTTATCTCGGAAAACGTTATCAACGAACAATCTGGCGGCCTTCGGCTGAGCGACGTGTTACAGTTGCTCGACGATGCTCGATATGTGATTGAGTTGGAATCTGCTGAAGACGACATGCCTGTCCGCCCAGGAGACTACATGAAGTTGAAAAAACTACTTGAACGTATCACTGGTGGATTCCTCAGCTAAAAGAAAACCTCTTTGAATCGCCCAGGGCTTCTTTGACCATTTCTTTGATTGTAGAGCCAAGAAGTCGCCTCGCTTCCTTCATAGCGGGTTGCTCGACATGAACCTTGCCCTTGATCACAGGCGGCTTTGTGCCATACTTCCATATAAACCAAGTTACAAATATTCAATAATGCTGCAAACTAAAGTATGGGAAAACTCGGCAGAAAACGTAAACCACATCGATTCATGGGTGTGATTGAACAAAAACATTGTTCAAGGTGTAATAAATGGTGTGCTCTAAAATTATTTCACAAATCAAAACAGGCTTGGGATGGTTTGCACAATATATGCAAATCATGCGGCAATGAAAATTCTAGGTTGTCTCATGAGAGAAATGCAAAGAACATAAACCACAAACGTCGGAATGGAAAGCATCACACCTTTAAAGGCATTAAGCCGCATGTGTTTATTGGATTAACTGAACATAAGGAATGCTACAGTTGCAAGAAAATAGCTATGCTAAACGAATTCAATAAATGCTCAAGAAATTGGGACCTTTTAACAGATTTGTGTAGGACTTGTAACAAAGCTAAATCCAAAGCATACTACCAGGCCAACAAAGAAAAAATACGCACTAAGAGCCTTGAGTGGCAACGTAAAAAGATGATATCTGACCCCATGTTTCGTTTGGTTAGGAATCTAAGGAACAGGGTGTGGAGCACAATAAAACGTGGTACTAAGTCAGCAAGAACTCTTGAATTGCTAGGATGTGACATCCTAACCCTTAAAAAATCGTTAGAGGCCAACTTTCTTCTCGGGATGACATGGGAAAATTATGGTCAAAGATGGCATGTTGATCATATTATTCCATGCGCAAAATTTGACTTATCTCTAGCATCAGAACAAAGAACATGTTTCAATTACACGAACCTTCAGCCTCTTTGGGCTGAAGATAATTTGGCTAAAGGTTCAAAAGTTTAGCAACTTCTTCTTTGATTATAAAGCCAAGAAGTCGCCTCGCTTCCTTCATGGCAGGTTGTTCGACATGAACCTTACCTTTGATCTTCGGGGGCTTTGTGACATACTTCCATATAAACCAAGTTACAGCCTGAACCTGTTGTGGGGTAAGCCCTACGAGGTCAGCAACTTTTCTGTAATCATAGATGATGGCTTTACGTTCATTTTTGTTTGGGCTCTTCATGTTTTTGAGTGGCGTTTTGATGCCTCTCCAAACATTGATGGCGTGTCCATCAAGAACGAGTTCACGTTCAACCCTATCTGGATTTTCGAGGGAGTGAAAGAACACAGAGACCTTAGGCCCCTTGACAATGCTTAGGTCGCCAGTCTCAAGGATCTTCATGGCCTTATTCTGGTTGGTCTTGTATGCGGGAATCTTGTCCCAAAACTGGTAACCTTCTGCGCCACCTAGATGCATCCAATTATCGAGGATACGTGAGGCAGCGAGTAGGTTCATCTTCCAACCTAGATTTGGACTCAAGACTGCACAGACGGCTGCTGCAACAGATGTGTCGATACCATACTTGCTTGCAAGTTCAGAGACGTGACCGTGAGCATATTGATACCAGTTGCTCCAGTAGTCAATCTCTTCCTTAGACGCTTTCTTGAGAGTCGCCAAAATATTGTGGTAACCCTCGTTTTTGAAGAGGTTCATTGTCCCGTGAGGAATTTTCTTCCTGGTGGGTTCGTTCATGACGTAGTCAAGGCCAAGAGCCTTTTCGCCGTAGTCTTCCTCATCTTGTTCGTTGAGGAGCGATTCTAAAAGTTGGTCAAGTGACATCATTGTGTGGTTAAATATAGAAAGGCGGCAACTTTCTTGGTCCAAATGGGTATTTAGGAAGGTGGGAACCAAATGCTGACTAGAACCGCAAAAATTCCAAATGTCACTGTGCACCCTGATAGTGACTGGCCAGGCTATATTGGGATTCAAGGCGGACGTGCGGGCGCATGGGCTGGCGAAGTGCATACGACACAAAAGTCTGTAGACTCAGAAAAAATTGGGCGTTTCGTTGAACTACTCGAAAACAACAAATCCCTCAACCCAATAGAGGTATTTCAGCACAAGCGTCAGGTTTGGATTGTGGATGGTCACCACCGTCTAGCAGCTTACCGAATTGTCGACCCAAGCAAGCCTGTGCCTGTATGGGTTTATAAAACAGGAAGAGGGGGGGGGACTACGTGCCACCTCCAAAGTTTGTAAGTGAAATGAAGACCAACGACAACCTAGAGTCTCTACTTGAAGCAATCTCGGCTGGCTCCTATGAGAAGATTGCGGGTGCTAAGCCAAACGACATTCTTACAGTATACCACGGCACCTCCCTGTCACGGATACAAGAATTGATCAATGGCTTTGATGCCACACAAGTACGGGGCAGAGATTATGGTGGACCGAGGCACAGAGGCCTGTTCGTCACTCCAGATTTTGAAGTGGCGAAAAAGTTCGGTGACGGAACCATATTGGAATTGAAAGTGTACGCCAAGTTCATCCACGGAACTGATTACTCGGGCGTAACTGGCCGAGAAGAGCGGAAGCTAAAAGGTGATGATGCTCTTGACTGGGTTAAAAACAAGTTCCCCAACTCCTTCAGGCCCTGGATGTCTTTTGGGATGCTTGAGCCGAGCAATGAGCCGCAAGGTCTTTTAATTGGTGTTGTTAAGCCTGCACAGATTACACGTGTCTGGACTTTTGACCGCAAGGAAAATAAATACACCGAACATACCCGTGAGGAGTTCCTCAAGTCGGGCATATCCTATAACGCAAGCTACAGAGGTGGCAAAACGGAGTACGAATATGTACATGATGCAGGTGTTGACTTGTCTGACCCGCAGTTAAAGCTTAACGACTTCATTCATGCGCTTGCTGAATATGAACAAGGCGAACCAGAAAAGTATCTTAAGATGTTTAAGTTCTACGCCGAGAACTTGCCCGAACGCATGAAAGAAAAGCTTGAGAACATCGCAATCGGAGGTTCCAAGCTTGGCCCATTAGCGGTCAAAAACATCTCGAAAGAACTTCTTGCACTTGTGAGTGTGAATGAAGCCACCGCCTCTCTTGAACCGCTTTTGGAATATTTGCTTTTTGAAGCACGGACAAACACTGATAAAACCCTAGAGGGGGTTTTAGAAGATTGAGTAGAGCGAGGAATCAAGGTTGATGAAGGGCCGCATTGGTTCCCACCTAGGGAACTGTTCCGATACAGAGAGTTTCACAGGGACTCAAGACCAGATCTCCAGAAGTCCATGAGTGAGAAGGGGTTTGACCCAGAGCACCCAATTCAAATGATCTTTGGCAAGAATGGTGTTGCTATGGTCGGCGAGGGTAACCATCGCTTGAAGACTGCTATCCAACTCAAAATCCCCAAAGTCCCTGTGATATTTCATTTCCGTGAATCCATCGAAAAACATGGCGATGTCGAGAGTGAATACACACAGATAAGGGATAGAGAACTTCTCCGCAAGCAGCAAAAGGAGAGACAAACTGCGGCATACAACAGAAAACACGGCATTGATAAAGACCGTGAGCAGCGTCAGGAACGTGAGAGGCTTGACCGTGAAGCTATGTCACCTGAGGAGCGTGAACGGGCTGAGCGTGAAAAAGAAGCCTCGGTTGATGAGTTAATGAGTCTTTTCAACTACTAGTTAGAAACAGAGGGAATATGACTACAAAAAAACGGTGGCAGAGATTAGCAGGTATCTTAACGGAAACGGAGAATGTTTCTTCCAATCTAAGGGAGTCCGTTCCTGAGGAACATGGATTCAATCAGTACCTTAACCAAAAAAACAATAAATTATCACAAGATGAGTTCATCGGCCATCGAAACTATTTAAAAGTAGCTGCGCCTGTGATAAAAAAGATCGAACAACTTCAGGGTTCATACTTCAATAACAGAAGACGTTTCACCGCCGAAGAAGAAGAATTGCTTAATGATGCTTTGAGAGTCCTGAGAAGGAGCTTGGTGCCATTAGCACTGATAGAAAAAGAAGAAGAGGAACCAATCGTCCTCTTAGGAGATATGTGAGCAAATAATGGTAACTACAAAAGCAAGGCTACAGAAACTAGCAGGCATCATAAACGAGTCTACAAACGAGTCACTTCAAGAGATGCTTAATGAGCAAGCTCGTGTGTTTGACGATTCAGCAAAAGAACTCATCTTTGAAGTTCCAGCCTGGCTTAGGGCCATTCACCTTTGGTTCCATTCGGCTCACCACGTAACACGTGGACCAAACTTTGCTGGCGATCACGTGGAGCTGTATGGCAGGATCTACGAGGAAGTCCAGGCAGAAGTTGATGGTGTCATCGAGAAGGCTGTTGGTGTCACTGGAGGGCAAGACATGGCTTGTCCAATGTGCCTAACCAAGCACGCAATGAAAATCATGGAACGATACCACTCACCAGTTGAACTAAAATCTTCTGACATCGCCAAAGAAGGCCTCCGTATGATTGAGGACTATTTGATTTTTCTTAACAGAACATTCAAAGAGTTGGACGCCAAGGGTATGCTTTCTCTTGGAATGAACGACCAGTGGGCTGCCTCAGCTAACACCCATGAAACCTATGCCTACCTTCTCGGACAAAGAGTGAGAGCCCCGAACGACACTGTTCAAAAGATGATGTAGGATATGAGCCTTCAGGCCATCAGAGACGAATATGGAGACATCCTTAAAAAATGGAGTGTCTTTGAGTATGATAACGAGATTCGTGTATCCCTTGTTGTAATTGACCAAGAGCAGCGTGGTAAGGGGTACGGTCGTGAAATATTCAAAGCTATCAACTCATACGCCGACTCGACTGGCAAAGCCATTACACTGACACCCGACTCTTCATTTGGCACAACTAGATCTACTCTCATCCGTTTCTATAAGTCACTTGGCTTTGTCGTAAATAAGGGCAAGAACAAGGACTACGAAATCTCTGACCTGATGTACCGCAGGCCCAAAGGCCTGCAAGAGATGATTTTTAGACTAATCGATGAAGCTCTAAGTGAGCTATGAATATTAACGTGTGTATGAGTTCGTGCGCTTAGTCTAATCACGCCGAATGAACACAGTGTTGCAAATGTCCTGATGAAGCTGTTTATAGCCTGTATTGAGGATCTGCTCACGTAGGTTCTGGTATTTCGCCACAGTTTCAGGGAATTTCTTAAAATCGGGGTGAACATCTGCCATCTCAACCATTAACATCTTTGGCTTCCACTTCGCCAGGTCAAAGCCTTTGAAAACTTCTATTTCGTGTCCTTCTACATCTATAGACATCACGTCAATGTTGCCTGGCGCAAATCCTTCTTCTATAAGAATAGTATCCAGTTTATCCTGCATTACCTCGTTAGATTTCGTCATCTGTGCAGTCCAACTTATTTGTTTGCTTGCTTCAACGTATTCGGAGTTTACAGTCGCACCATGACCTTCCCCAAATACTGACACGGTCTTCTTCTCGGCTCCAGCAGCTTTGTTGACTACTTTTACTCCCTGGTTATACTCGTGGTTTCGCATACAAATGTAAGCCGATTTTTTGTTTGGCTCCACGCAAAGCCCTTTCCAGCCGAGGTCAGCCAGCGGTGTCATAATTCCACAGTCAATCCCGTTTGAAGCTCCTACCTCAACAAAAGTTCCGTTTCTGGTTTTGCCGAATAGTGATGTGAACAGATAGTCTAACTTCTGTTGTCGCTCGCCCTGGTCCTTAACATCCCAAAACAATTGGGTGTGACCTCGATGCCATTTATAGAACATGTTTACTCCTTGATTAATTGGAGTCTACAACTGTCCTTGTCGATAGTATCAATCCAACTTGGGTCAACCTCAAGGACAAATTTACAAGGAGGAGTTGAGTACACCTTCCTGGTGCCTTGAACCATCACAAATGAACAGACAAGCTCTCCATCAGCACTGAATCCGAGAAGACCAAGGTCGCATGGCACATTGCGCATATGGAAGGCTCGTTGTCTCTCATCCGACCAAAGGAAAAGCATGCCCGAATGAGGGCCAGGTCCCATTTTGTGATGCTGATAACCTTGGGCGTGCTCCTTGGGTGTTCTAAGAACCTGTACACGGAGCGGTTCCCCATTCAAAACAATATGCCAATGTTTGTCCATGTGAATAATTAGGCAAGGATGGTCACTAAATGTCGAAGCACGAGCAACTCATAGCCCTAATCGAAGAAGAAGTTAAAAGGTCGTTGAATGAGCAGGCTGCCGAGGCCCCAGCAGACGCTCCTTTTGGGAAGTACCTTTGGGCTGAACCAAGTGATGAACCCGAGTCCTTGGGTAGGAATGGAATCCGAAGAGACAAAGCTAAAGAACCGAACACAGAGGCCGAGAACCTTTTTTTGGATGCCTATCTTAGCCTGGTTGTTGACAACAGTGGAGACAGGTTCGCTAAATTCGCTAAGTCTGTGCTCGACCCATTAAAACAAAGTGGCCTATACAACAAGTATGTTCAACCACCGAAAGGTCCGCTGTATCGTGGAATGAAGGTTACTCCAAGAGTGGCAGCAAAACTTTTACGCCTTCCCTATTCTGAATTTATGGTTGAAACAAACAGAGCCTGGTATGTCGAAGGAGGTGGCGTAGTCCCAGTCAAGGGTGGCAAGGCCATGTCCTGGTCAACCGACCCTGAAGTTGCATTTAACTTTGCAGTTGATAGTCAATGGGGGGACGACCATGGTGTTGCAATTCTGTTTGTTGCCAGCCCTGATGACGGGGGGAATTTCTATCTAAACCCTACCGAACTTCTAAATAAGTTTGACCTTGGCCGACTATCAAGTCTTATCCCTGAAGAAAAGGAAGTGGTGTCGATTGGTCCAGTTCCCTTTAGAGAGGCTGCCTTTCTGTCATTCGAACCTGATAAGTCCAATGTGTTTGACGATTATGCGTACACGAACAAATATGTCAAAAAAACATTTCGCATACTAAAACAGCAGCTAGAGTCACGTGCCACTAACCACAAAAAGTTCCAGAGCGAAAACTTTGTGAACAAAGTCGTTAAGTCTTTGGCCGATGATTTGGTCAAACGTGCTATCGACGAACACCCAATCTATCAACAGATACGACCTGTTGATGTCAAGAGCATAAAAAATATTGCAGTCGACGAACTCAGCGCAGTTCTTTCTAACGAGCTGATAGATTGGGGTCACAGAGGGTACGGAGAGGTTTCTGTCTTTGTTGATGAAAATGAAGGAAAAATCCAGGAAGCAGTACATGAAACTTTATCTGAGATGGCCGAGCGCATCCTTGAACTAGCCTCAGATGATAGTAATTACAGAAAGAGTAATTTCCTCGAAGCACTTGGTGTCGCTATCAGAAACAAAAAGAAGAAGTAGTAGCTGTCTGACAACCAGGTGTTTTCAATACGACAGATGCTGTTGGCCGAGCAAGCCGAGCAGGAGCACAGGATGAGGTTGACAGCCTTATGAGGCTGAGGTCTGCGGTCTGGGCCGCTATGCACAGAACATCGAATTAGTTCATTATGGGGTTCACTTGTGGGCCCTATTGTGCTATAATTGGAGAATGGATGAAATGGAAGAAACGGTTTGCTGCAAGTTCTGTAACGAAGAGTGTGATGTCTCCGAAGCACATGTGCATCAAGAGGAATATGTGGGGGAGTGCTGCTGGGATGAGCGTCTGCGAATGACAGATTAGCTATCTGAATGCATGAACTAGTTCCGCAGATACACTGGAATTCCCGACATAAATCCACTCACGTTCCTGGAGGGAATTTGAAGGGTCGATAGGTTTGACGATCCAAGTAACCTTGTGCCTGGCTAACGCCTGTCGAACCTCTTGCAACTCATACCAATCTAATTCACCAACGACATCCCCTGCGTCAGGCACACCGAGTTGACCCAACTGTTTAGCGAGATCTAGATCGTCGGATGCAACTAGCTTTTTCCCCGAAGGATTTTCAACCTTGAAGATGTGTCGGCCCGAACCATACATACGTGCAACTTCAATATCTTCAGCCCAATAGGAGCCGTAGCCGAGCCAAGGGTCAAGTGTCTGCACCATTCTGAAAAGCATGATCGTAAGTATGGGGTTCCCTTGTAGACCCCATTATGTTATAATTGGAGAATAGAGAAAGAAGACGAGGTTCCTGATGCCAGGCACGAAAAGCAAGCCGAATCCCGACAAAATCCTGAGCAAGGCGTTCACCCTCAAGGAAGAACTGGAAGATGCCCTTTGTATCGTTGTCAAGCTCATTGAGATGGCTAACGAGGTCAACATTGAAGAGTGGGGCCAAGAGGTCTGGGAAGAGGAACATCAAACCCTCGTTGGGCCCTGGAGGAGTTTCCTGGTGTTGATATCCACTTGCGTGGTCCTTAGGTTCACGGAGAACCTTAAGTTGTAACGATTTGCCGTTGATTAGGACGTTCCAGTGTGAGTTAGCCATGTTTGTAATTAGGAACTTGCATAACGCCAAACAAAGCCACCAGCAGTTTTCCTGTTACCATGACAACATGCAGAAATGTTTGTCCTACTCGTGCCCGTGCGTTTTTCAGCTTCAATCGTACTTGAAAACGTGTTGATCGTTTCTCCTGTGTCGCAAGACACTTGTAACAGCGTCACATTTTTTCTTTTTTGAGAATAGACATACGGTTGAATCTTACTTTTATTGACGTCATACGACCACATAAACCCACCAGCAGATTTACGATTTCCTAGTGCGCAACTTCTAATGCCAGAAATTTTTGTTTGTCTAGAAGCCTCTGAGGCGCTTTCGTAGGTTTTTATTACGTTGCCGTTTAAATCATACTGGGAAACTTTTTTGGCCAATTTACGGTTTGGAACTCCTTTAGAAGATAAACTCATTTTTCTTTTCGACTCTTCTGTGTGCTTTCTCCCGTACATGTGGTGGTCTTTCCCAATGCCCCACTGAGGATTGCCTTTGCCAGATTTGAAATGCAAGTGTGTCTGTTTCTTTTTTGCTTCAGATATCTTTTTGCAGGTTTCTTGTGAGACAACTTTACCCATGTGTGCTTGGCTCATTTTTCTCTTAGTGTCTTCTGAATGACTTCGGCCCAATGCACTTCCCGCTGTTGGGCATATGTTGTAGCACAACGTCTGATCGTCGTATGACTTGTCAAGATATCCCTGTTCCACTAAAACCAAATTTGTCAATTTATCCACACGCTCAACAAGAACCGCACGAAGCACTGCTGTACCATGTTTGTTGACTACGTGTTGCAAGTATTGGTTAGGGTGTTTGTTGCGCCTGAGCTTACTCAGATGATCGTTAAAGCGCTTTCGAATACACTTGGCGCTACCAATGTAGAACTTCCCATTCGCTATGTTCTCAATGCGATAAATACCTCTGATTCCAAAAACTACTTTTGCCGGGTCATACATATCTAACAGTATACCCGCTTGCAGTAACTTTTTAAACAGATGGCTGTGGAAACTGCCAGCAGCACATATTTACTAATAAGAAATCAAGGGCAACAAGATGGCAGATACACTCTCGGTAACAGATATGTTGCCAACTAAATTTGAACCGATTACCAAGCGACGCTTCCTGCTCGCTATCGAGGGCATTGACTCATTCATCGTTAAGAGTGCTGCTCGTCCCACCTACAACACCGAAGAAGTCACCATCAACTGGATCAACTCAACTCGCTACGTTGCTGGCAAGACTACCTTCAACACCATCTCGGTGACGCTGCACGATCCAATCGCACCAGCTGGCGCACAGCAGGTCATGGAATGGATTCGTCTTTGCTTCGAGTCCGTCTCAGGTCGTGGCGGTTACGCTGACTTCTACAAGCGTGACATCCAACTCAAGATGCTAGACCCCGTTGGTACAGTCGTTCAACTCTGGGACATCAAAGGTGCCTTCATCACAGAAGCTAACTTCAATGATGTCTCCTATGACTCAACCGCTGACCTCGCAGAAATCGCATTGACTATAAGATTCGATAACGCAGTTTTACAATATTGATCAAGTTGCTACCATTTGGTTGCTGTCCAACTAACGCTTTATCAAAATACATCCTTAGACATCCGAGCTATACTCTAATAGAAAGAGAGTGTGGCTCATGTCATTTAAGTGCCCAAATTGTGTCAAGCAGTACGATACCTTGCAGTCCTTAATTCGTCATTGGACGAGAGGCCACAAGGAAAAATCAGAGACCCTTTACCAAATCTTGAATGGGCTTGATGGTCCACAAGTATGTGCTTGCGGCTGCGGGGAGGAAACCAAGTTCCTTGATGCAGGCCGTGGTTACTCTGAATATAGATGGGGTCATAAAGCCAAGGTAAAAGGCCAAAACAATTTTCAGAAGAATGGCGGCTTCAAAAAATCACTTGAAACTCGTCGCAAGATGTTTGTCGAAGGCGAACTCCAAATTTGGAATAAAGGCGAAACCAAAGAAACACATTCATCTGTAGCCCAATATGGAAAAAATGGCTCTAAAACCATCAAAGGAAATCCCAAAGAATTGAAACGTCGTAGTGAACGTTTACACAAAGGTAGACTTAATGGAACAGTGCGTAGTCTATATGGTCCAGAGCATTCACAGTGGAATGGTGGTACATCTACATTGCGAGGCCTGTTGATAGGAAGCACAAAGCTTTACCATGCATGGAAGTTTCCTAAACTATCTGCTGCCAATTTTACCTGTGAGGAATGCGACGCAAAAAATGTTTCATTGCATGTTCACCATGACACTACAACAATGAGTGAAATTCTTAAAATTGTAGCAGACAACAACAAACTAAGTGAAATGTTTAACAAACCAACTTCTGCTGTTCCTAAAAAGGTGTTGGCAATAAAGTCTAAGTTAATCGATGAAGTGACAGACTACCATGTTCAGAACAACGTTTCTGGCGTTGTCTTATGCAAGGACTGTCACGGCAAAGAGCACGGCAATCTTAATTTCAAGTAACGCCCTATTGCAGCGGTTTGTAATACAAGCTAATATTTACGATTATGTCCACCATCACACAAGAACGAAACATTGTTAAGGGCTTACTTCTAAAGGCGATCAAAACATTGTCAAAAGTCTCAATGGCTCAACTTTGCTCAATTACAAATAACTTCGCTATTTAAGCATGCTATGGTAGGTCTGGGCCCATTTTATCACGGAACCAATTCGAAGTTCGACTTTAAGAAAGATTTCGATTTCGCAAAGGGTGTTGGTGCCATTTACATGTTCGCCAACAGGAACATCGAAGGCGGGGCCGCTTACGCACGTTACGTGGGCAAGGATTTTGGGCAAGACAATGCCTATCTCTACGAGGTATTTCTCAAGCCATCAACGAAGATAGTTGACCTTACTCAGTGGAATGAGGAAACACAGGAGTTGGCAGCCCTTCTGGACTCTGATGAGGAACTCGGTCGCCTGGCTGGTGGTGGTATTGGGGAACATCGCTATCAAAACAAAGAGCGTTGGAAAGCATTTGCCCACTGCACTGATGAGTTTGACATGCCTTGCGTGTTTGACGTGTTAGATTACAACGAAGGACTATTTGAAGCCTTGCGTGCGCTGGGTGTCGACGGGCTATACTTTGTTGATGGATTAGACGAAATCAAAAAAGACATTCCAGATTCCAACGTTCCTGCTGTAGCTTTATTCAGTACGGATGTCATTGACAGAGTTGAGGTTTATGAAGTTGAGACGTATGGAGACAGCATCAAGAAGATCTCTGAGGCATCGAATCTTCATAGACTAGTTGAGTCCGTACTTGCAGAAGTTTTTGATGAGTTTGTTCTTGAGCAGGATTTTTTCACTAAAGAACAGCAGGAGATCAAATTTAAGATTCACGAGCAAAGTCCTAAGGAAAACGACCAGCTAGGTAGAGGTTGGGTTGTTCATTTGATTGAGGCGTTTGTTGATGGTGAAGTAGTTGGGTCTATCAAGATAAGTTATATTCCAGAAGAGAGATTCTTCAATGAGTATCCAAGCATCCTTCATTACATTGACAAGATTGACGGAAGCATTCTTCCGAATGTCGATCCCAGTTTGCCTGGTCCAGATAATTTCAAGAAGCTTTCACTGAAAAATCAGATTCTTGTACTTGATAGTCTGTCGTCGGGTGGATATAGGTATTATGGCTCACGTGAATCCGAAAAACTTGATACGATGTCTGACGATGAGTTAAAGGACTTGCGTAAAAATTTCCTCAAGGCAATAACGTCCAAATATCGTGACAGGTTTAAAGATTTCAAGGAATTTCATGTTGACAAGCCTCTCGTTGATTACATCCATGTTGAAGAAGATTACCAAAGAAAGCGCATAGGAGCTGCTTTATACGAGAAGGCTGCACGTTGGCTCGGTGAAACCAAGGGATTGAAGTTGTACGCTTCAGGAATTCAATCAACGCAAGCCAAAGGGGCTTGGAAGTGGCTTCAGCAAAATAAGGGTGCCAACATTGGCTCTGAACAATACGAAAATCGGGACCGAATTTTCCTAACTTTCGTAGGGAACTAAAATACATGAGTATTGAATTAGACATAGAGATTGGTGACATTGTCCTAACGGGCAAGTTTAAAAACAAGCGAACGACAGTCAAATCCATTGGGAAAGACGAGCTTGGGCAACCAACTATCAACGGGAAGCCGCTACTTAAACTTCGTATTGAGAAGCTTCTACCGAAAGAAAAGCAGAGCAAGGAAACAAGAGGGCAAATGAAAGAGTTTAGCAGTAAGAGATTCAAGGAATTGGCAGGATTAATAACTGAGAGCAAATATGCTATTGGTCCAGCGAACAATTCTTCCAGGTGGTTTAAAGGCGAGATGCAGCAAGTCGCAGCTGAAAGGGTTGCAGATGCTGTTCGTGAGTTGCTTGAAAGCCTTGAAGACGCCTTTGAGGATGGTGTTCTTGGGCGGTCAGATGCAGATTCACTGAAGAAGTATTTATCTCAGACAACTATTCAAATTGATATGATTGACAACATGATTGATGCTGTAGCCGAAGAGCAGGGCTTCTAAACCATTAAGCTATGTCCAACCTCACTAAATTGATTCAATCGATACTCACGGAAGTGCTAAAGGAACTTGCTCCAGAGGCTCCAGAGGATGCACCATTCGGGCAGTACCTCTTTGCACCTGACCGTAAGGACTTAGCAGGCGAGGAGAAAAAAGAATCCAACACGGATGCTGAGATGCATTTTAGAGACGCCTTATTCGACCACTATCTAGGCGACTCTTATTTGCTTGGCACACTCGCCCAAAAAGTGAAAGCCATGGTTGACAAGGGTTGGTACACCAAAATCCTTGCAGCACCCGAGACGACTGTTTATCGATGGATCTCGGATGTAAGCATGGAGGCCGCCGCCAACATGCTAAAGACGTCTGTGGAAGACCTAGAAGAGTCAGCTGGGCGAGCGACAAAGTATGGGCCTGGGGTGATGGTACCAGGAGGTATTATTGGTGCCGATTCTAAAATCCATTCATGGACGACGAAGCTAGACGAAGAGTGGATTTTGGCCGACTTGCAGCCGCCGCCATTGCAGCCAGGTCAAACTGCTATGATTCTTGTGGCGAGGACGTCTAGGAGGAACTTCTTCATCAACCCAAAGGGCATCGCAGACGTTGAGAGAATGCCAAGGTATGCGTACTATCAGGATGAGGTCATCTCCCATGGTCCGATTGAATTTGAAACAGCTTGTGTTCTAAGCAACAGTAAGCACAGCAAAGAGAGAATCAAAGGCAACGACGCTCTCTACCAGTTGATAGAATCGATGGAATAGCTGCTACACTGTGACTAGTCCTCGGTCTGTGGGTATTATCTCTACTGTGTCCTGGTTGAAACTCATGCAGTCCTCAAAGGCCAAATTAGTGAAGCTGTGGCCGAACATCATGTTGCAAATAAGGTTTCAGGCAAAGTGTTGTGTGTGAAGTGTCACGATAAAGAACATCACCACCTCAAGGTTTGCAGTACAAGCCCATATTTACGACTATGACTGGCTTTACAAGCAAACGATTCAAAGAACTTGCAGGTTTACTCACTGAAGCTGATGCACACGAAGAGTCAATGCCAGAAAAGATCACTCTCTATCACGGGACCACTCCTGAGAGTGCTGAAAGTTTGATGAGCAACGGCTGGGAACCTGGGAGTGGATACACAGGTGGCCAAATGGGGCAGACACGATATTTGTACCTCACCTCGTTCCCAGAGAACGCATCTTGGTATGCTGAAGAGAAGGGTTCTAGCACGGTGTTGGCTGTTGAAGTAAGCAAGTCAGATTTGATTGTTGACCCAGAGGATGGTGTTGGTGATACTTTGGATGATGAGTGGATAAACATGACTCAGTATAAGATGCCAGCAAACTTTGCCTTGAAGAGACCATTGCCTGGCTCAGCTTTCACGTTGCACAACTCATGAGTCATTCGGTTCCTACTTTGCAATCAAGCCTGGCTATTCGTCAGGCTTTTGCTATTTAAGTCTATGAAGTTATACCACGGTACTTCAAGTAAACGACTTGAAGATTTCGAAAACTCCTGAAGAAGCCTATCAAGAAAGCTATGATGAGTGGTTTGAGAAAATCCGAATGAGTTATGAAGCCAGCGGCAAGGATTTTTCGGAAGAGGAAGTTTCTGAAATAGCAGGCTCGTTGGCAGTAGGAAGTCGTAAGCACCAAGAAGGTGCCTTAGGTAAGCCACGTAAGTTAGCTGAAAAGCGTTTTGAAAGTATGGCTGACCGTGCACGAAGCAATTCAATGTTCAAAACCATGACACAGTCAGATGGTGAAGTGATCTACCGTATCACCAGGGAGCTGTCTGATACTTCTAGAGCTTGGTCAATTTTGTTGTCAAAAATGGGGTATGATGGCGTGTACGATGATGGAACTGCCAGCATCTATTACGGTCAAGAAGCCGATCAGCTCGTACTGTTTAGAACACGTCCTATTCAAGAGCTGGGCACCTTTTCTAGCGCTACAAGGCCCAAGAACAAGAGCCTGGAAAAAAACCTGGGCAGGGTCTTGCGTGCGGAGGCAAGTAGTAAGTCAAAATACAGTCTTGCCAAGCTTTTCGGCTAACAAGCCCAGGTTGCCTTGTGCGGCCTTTGTTTTTTTCGGCTACTAGGCTCCGTTTTTCTTTTCAAAAGCTCACAGGAATACTCTAAAAACGTTTGGTCTGTGTTTTCAGGCAGGAGAACTGAACTGGTGTGTTTGGAAGCCAAGAGCTACTTATTCCCATGAGGATGCCATCAAAGAAGCTTGCACGTATTACAGGCAACACCATAGGAGTCGACTGGGACAAGATCGATATTGATGAATTCCGTGCTGGCTTAAAAGTTGAGTTAGAACACGGGTCAAAACTTGGGTCTAAAACCAATGTTACAAAGGATGACCTGGTTACGACAGGTAGGATTGCTCTGGCGCACCTTGAAGAGATTCCCGACTATTATTCACGGCTCAAGGACATGGAGTCACAGGCTCGCAAAGAAAACCAGCTTAAAGAAGGCGAGGTCACTGATCTCGCTGCCTTTCGGAAGCAAAAGCAAGATGACGAGGACTATTACAACATTGTTATCGTTTCACATAATGGCAAGTACGTATTCGATGTAGGAGAAGTTGTTATTGCCGAACTAACCCACCGTGACCAAGCAGACGCCTTGGCTGACGGCAACTTGGATGCAGCCGTTAGACGTGGTGCCGAGGTATTGCCTATTTCAACCACCCTCTTTGAGAAATATCGGAAGTGGCAGAAGGAATAATTTTCTAAGCCTACAAAAAAGAAAAGCCGCTCTAAGGTGGCTTTTTCAATTTGGAATTTGTGACCGTCAGTCAGCAGTCTCCTCTTCACTTGGTGCTCGACACTCCTCAAATGTGCCCACAGAACGATCGAGTCTCGGGAAACAACCGTCAGCGCATGTCCAACATCCTGTATCCTCGGCCAAGCCATTGTCATCTTCCACCCAAAGAAGAGTATTGCACTGACTTACTGTGCCACAGGTATCGTAAGTGGCAAGTGCACTTCTAAAACACATGGAGTTGCATGCGATTTCTTCACCACGAGCACGAACATCACACATTGTCTCCACTACGTCCCCACGGATTACTGTGGTATCAGCATCAAACCAACAGCCTCCGACTGCGTCATAGTTGTATGGTCCTCGGGTTACCCAGTCATAGGTAACTTGGTCTTCACCTTCCATACATCCAACTAGTGGCATGGCGGTTAGCAGGGCAAAAATAGCAATTGTCTTTTTCATCTGTTCCTCAGTCTTCCTTTCTATCCTATATGACGTTACAAGCTTTGTTTAACCTTTTCTTAAAGGACAAAAGCCGCCTTTTAGGCGGCTTTTGTCGGTTAGGCTATAACTTCCTTATCAGGCGTCAGCAGCACTCTTTTTCCGTGAGCGAGTTCCATTGGGCTTAGGGAGCGCCTGGAAAGATGCTCGCTCCATCATTAGCTCTGAGAGCTTTTCCAGAGGAGTCCCAGCGAACACCTTTTGGATCACATCTGGGAGATCCTTGCCGCCGACAAACTGCTGTACACTCATGGCCTCAGCGACCTTGACCAGTGTCTCCTGGTTACCAAGAGCGAGCAGAGCCTCGGAGAATCCAGGCTGTAGGGCCTGGAGCTTGGATACAGTTGCTGCCGTCTCTTCTTTGAGTGCCTGGATTCGAGCGTCTTCCTTTGCTTTGAAGATAGACAAGGCAGATTCTGCACGGGACTGCTCACGAGCAATCTCAGCATCGGTGCGGGCAGCATGGATTGCGTCGTCCTGCTTCTGCTGGGCCAGTTCATGCTCCGAACGCTCGATTGCAGCAGCAATCTTTGCCATCGCTATCTCTAGCTGCAAAGAGATGTTCTTTGTTTCCAGCTTTGTTCTGAACTCCGTTGTCTCGGACCGAGCTTCTAGTTCCTGTCTTTGGAGAGTTTCCTGACGTCGTGTTGAGTCAAGACGGCGTTCGTTGCGAGCGATCTCGATGGAAGATTCAACAGCTTCGTGTTGAGCATCCCTAAGCAGGCTATGAATCTGCTGGTCGCCAATGCTCACCTGGAGAACTTCCACATCATAGACATGCATCCCGTTCTCCTCAAAGAACATTCCAGTGCGTTTGCCTCCATCTACAGGTTTGGTTCCAAGGATGGTATCACGGATAAAGTTTTCAGACTCACGCCAGAACTCTTCAACCCTGACCTTGCGAACCCTAGCCTTCACAACCGAACGCACATGGTCCGTAAGGAGCTTCACATAGTTGCTAACAGAGAACCAGAGTGTCGGGTCTTCACCTTCGAAATTGACTCTTAGCGCCACCTTAAGATTGACAGAGACATGGTCTGCGGTTTCAGCAGTAAAGGTGTCAGACACCTTGTTGTGCTTGGTCAACAAATATGCCGTCTTCAGAAGGTAATCAGTGCTCTTTGGTGTACCAGTGCTCAGAGCAAGAGTTTCCAGAGTTTCATTGAAGCTGAGGAGGACACGTCCTGGGCCATGTTCAACACGACGATTGCCAGCGGTGTCAACCACCATAACGGCGTATCCAGTCCAAGGGTTGATCTTGGGAACGCCAGCGAACTTGTCATTTCCAAGAGTCACTGTACGTGGCTCTGTGTAAGATGCAGCACGAGTAAACTCGTCTCCGCCCATTTCTGCACTTACGTTAAGAGCAGAGTACGTTGCATCTGCGAACACTGCCTCGCCGACACTCATGCCGACGCCAGCGTTTTCAAGAGCACCACGGGTTGAACCTCCACGCTCGGTACGACGGCCGCTTGACTTGCGCTGTAGGGTGTGCCGAAGGTCACCTTCGGACACAGAGCCCTTACGAGTCGAAGGAGCTTTGCTCTGGATTTCACGGAGCATACGGTTGTATTCCATGACATCGGAGTTGTCAGGGTACATTGTCTCTGACTCTGCGTCTGCTAGAACACGACGAACAAAAACCTCTTCACGTGGGTCTGGAAGGTACATAGTACCGTTCTTGCCACCTTCGACTGTCTTGATCTCACCTGTGTAGCGATGAAGCACGTAACGTGCATCGCCAGCAGGGATTGCAGTTGCGTAGTGCTTGGTTTTGCCGTCATACTTCACAACGCTATGCTGCTCACACGGGAAGTAAATCGGCGTCGTTTCGCCCTTGATGAAAAGCTCGTCACCCTCACTGTAAGAAGCGCCCTTTACACCATGGATGCCATCGACATCTGCGTAATCAGCAATGACCTTCACGTGCATTCCCTGGATCGAACCATTCAGCTCGACAGGGCGGAAGATGCGGTCCTTACCCTTGTTCTTAAAGAACGCCTCTGTTGGTAGTGGGAACACCACGTCAGGTCCACGAACATAACGCTTGTTGCCACTCTCGTCGATTAGAATGCAGTATTGTAGGCGCTCAAGAGTGAGAGCGTCACGGACGTACTCATTCTCGTCTTCCTGCACAACTTCTACACCCGTTGGGGGAATGTAGAAACTGACCTCAGTACCACGAATGACCAAAAGACGACCGACCGAGAGATCCTCAGGGATGTCTCCAGTGACTGTGACCGCCTCAATAGTCTCACCACTTTTACCATTGTCTTCGTTAGTATCGGCAGCCGTAGCCTGCTTCTTAATAACAGCATCGGTCCAGTTGTTTCGTGCAGCTTCCTCATCGTACACACGTACAATAAGATACTGGTTTGAGCGCAACTGGTGGCCTTCAATAACTTTAACCTCTTGGCGTGGCCAAAGAGCAAAACTCGCAGGACCTGGAATGTGCTCACGCTTTCCGATCAGAAGTTCAGCATCGGCCTGCTTGTTGCCTGCCTCGGGCACTCTGCTGTCCTCACGTGGGTTTGTGAGCACGGCGTAGTGCCCCGTGGGAATCATGGTGTTTACCTGAGCAGCGTCACTCAGCGTCACCGTTTCAAAGCGCCGTGTCTCTGGGTTGTAGATTACAGGTTCGTCCTGGGCCTGCGCATTTACTACGGTAGGTCCGCAGCGGACTGAGGTAATACCGCTTGTGGTATCACGTGTGTACATGTATTCACCACGAGGCAAGACTGCCTCGTTTGTCTGGCGCCGAGCGGTGCCACGTCGTGCACGGCTCATTTCTTCAT